CGCCACTCAAAGGCCGTCTCACGACGGGTGCTATAGCGAGTTCTACCCCGGAGGCTTAGGAAACCTTCGGAACTTATCTCGCTTCCGTTCCTGCTCAAATATAAAGCGACCGCTAGGTCGCCGTCTCTTTCATTAAAAGAGAACTTCTTTGAGCGGGCTCTTATGCAGCGAATATCCCAACCTTGCCAGCCTCTCCTTTGGTGCACTAAATCGGTACGCTGCGGTTTCGCAACGTCCCAATCGGCACATAAGTAACAGTCAGGCACGTCAGGGATACCCATTCCGTTCACATCGAACGAGAACGGCCCAAACATTGTACGATACTCCTTAGGGAGTAACCGCACTACTTGCTTCCAGACTTCCTCAAGCGTAGCATCTCTCCCGGGTACCGAACCCAGAAGGAAATGCGCAGCGCGAGAAAGGCCGTTCGCAAGCTTAAATATGCTTGGTACATCGCTAAGAGCCTCTTTGAAATATAGGGAACGGACCTTCATGCCATCGAAGTAATCCATACCGCAGCTCTCCCGAAAGGGACCGCTTTGAAAGGATTTCTTCCTATTAGGTATGAACCCCACTTCGTCTAGAAGACGACAGAATGGCTCGTACGCTAATGACGGTATGATTAAATCATCTCCATAGGCCCTTACAGGCCCTCGGATATTGAAATAATCACAGCACGATTGAGCCAAAGCCCAGAATATCAGGGACTCAAGCTCAAAAGTATACCCATTCCCCATGCTGGAGAACTTCTCGTAGCATGTGGAGCCATGAACCCCAAGGCCATACGGGGATCTTGATAGATCCAAGGCATGGAACCAGGGGTCCGGTATCAACTCATAAACTAGAGCGTAAGCAAGAGTATCGCTCGCGCTACTTAAGTCAATAGTTGATAAGGTATCGTCTATGGAACCGATTTCAGCATACCTTTGATTTATATGCTGATATTTGATACTATTTCCGAATAAAGCTAGCCGTCGCCTGATCATACGACCTAAGCCCGCTTGGGCGAAGGCGTTTAAACCAGGTTCGATGGCGATGCTCCGATCAGATTTAGCATCTTTCGGTACGAAGGTTACACGGTTATGCCATACGGGCACGACCTCCTTTTGGAGAGCGGCCCACGCTGGGTGGCTTTTGACCAAAGCCAGCGCAAGCGAATGGAAAGCCGGTGTTGCCACCAAGCTACCAGTCATTTTATCGAATACTGTCGAAGCGCGAACCTTGTTGACAAGGTCTGCACCGGGACCAAAGCGACAGCTCTCGACCCACTCATCACAAGAGAACGAGAAGAGAACCCTCTGGATTTTTATACGGGCTCTATAAAGTATAGAGCTCGCCTCGCCACTTAGGCGACCGGAGAATATCCTATCGTTCGTCTCACGACACCGATCTTCAGCGGACTGGAATGCCAACATTGCGTTGGACCTGGTCTTAGATTTAAATCCGGGGTGAAACTTTTCCCTAAATTTAAATTTTCGCAGAAAATTCGTCGCGAGCGCATCCTTATAATAATCCCTCCAGTGGAGGTAGTTACTTGGAATGCACTCAAGAGCAATCAGCTGTTCTATCTCATTATTTCTAAGGAGAATCGAACAAGCTAATGAGCGTGGCGTGTTAAGTGATGAATAGAGCTTGTATGCCACTTTAAGAGATTCGATATAACCCTGCTTCTTGCAGAGCACCTCGTATCTCTTACAGCCAGACTTACTGGACTGCTTCTTCCTAGTCATACTCGACTCTCCACCAGAAGCCCCTTACGGAGCGACCGATGAAGAGCCGTTGACAGGAACGGCTGGATAGCGCAAACGCGATTCCAGTTGAGTACCGGTCCATCGAAGCAGCGATACCATGAGTGCCGCCCGAGCGCGGATGTATTATTTGACCGAAAGGCGAAGCTCCTCACATCTAATGTGAATGGAATTCCGCTATCCGAGATCAAATGAACATACACAAACGTGCGGCCCGTATAGTAGAGCGCGACTTCTAAGGACTCATAGGGCATGCCCACCGAGAACCGTCGTTCCTCATACTCACGACACAGGTCAGCGATAACAGCGATACCGGCCTCCTTTACGGGAGAGGCATCGCCGAAATCGTAGCCCGGGTTAACGAGATTAGGAATGACTGCGTAAGTGGACATTTCGAAAAGATTACGAGCATAGCTCATAGTAATTCTCCAGATGAAGGTAGGTTAAGTACTAATACTACCTCAGCCCTAAAGCATGAGGATAAGCACCGAGTGTGCGATATCAATAAGGCATATCGTACGATTTCAGTGCTGCAGACGCCACCGGGTCAGCCAGCAAGTCAACGAAGCGAGCATACTGCTCGTCACGTTCGGCTTGCGTACACTGAACTGGCAGGAACGCCTCAAGCTTGTACTGAAGCGAGTACAGCAGCTGACCGGTCACAGGATCAACAGCAGGGGTCACGTGACCCAACGTTACTCGATTGATGCCCGAAGTGGCATTGCTCGCCTGCAGCTTATGGCTGAGGTAAGCTTTGTATCGGGCAGCCCAAGAACCGGCGCCGTTGTACCAGTTAACCGAATCCGGAGAACTACCCGGAGTAGCGGAATAGACTTGTTCAACAGCAGCAGCATTCTTGAGACTAATGTTGGCCAATTGTGCCATGAGGGACTACCTTTGGAAGATCCGCATAGCGGATGATTAGCGAAAACGGATTCGTGCCAACGCCGCAGCAGACGTGATCTGAGCAATCCCAAGGGGATCGCGGTTCACGAGGCTGATGAGCGGAGGAAGCGAACCCGACCATGATGTTCGAGTATAGTTTCTTCTCTTCTCAATGACAGGGCCGGTCATCACGCCTTGATCTGTCGGTGAACGAGGAATCCAGGTTTCGACAGCAGTCTGAATATTCAGATTGCTATCAAACCCGGCCTCGACCTTTAGACCACGGAGTGCTGTAGCAGCGGAAAGAAAATCTCCGACGCTAACGAACCAGTCAAATACGAAAGAAAAGGGAACTAACTCCCAAGCAACTAGAAGCGGGTCATTAAGACCATAGTTACTTACGTCCCCACAGATCGGAGAGACCTGTAGGCCGGCACGAGCCACTTGCGTCCTTGTGTGCGAGATACTCGTATCAAAGGAACGGGGCATCTGGTAAACCGACGTCGTACCCCGATTATCGGAGTTAATCCGTTTCATCGTGGGCTTAACGTTGGTCCAACCAGACTCCCAAGTGCTGTCACGAACCTTAGATTTGGTGAATGACCGCACTGGTGGCTTCCCTCCCAATGCTTCTGCGAGGGCCTTAGAGGCACCGTAGCAGTCGTAAAGGAGAGGAGTCCAGGCATACTTATACTCCAGCACCTGCTGGGCGAAGCGACGACTCGCCGGGCGAAAGTAGTTCCGTGCCCCAGAGAAGGGCATGAGACTTCTATACGCCTTGCGGAAGTTTCCACGCTTGAGGGCTGTAGCAAAGCTGAACATCTTTTCAAAGCTAGATTTGAAAAGCGAAACTGTCTTCCCAGCTTCCGCTGTGAAGACCGCAATGTTAATATCCATCGACTTGATTTCATTCAAGAGATCGAGTTTACATTGCGCCATCAGATCCCCGTCGACGTAATGCTCGTCCTGAGTAAGGGCGGCAATCTTAGACATAGGACCTGATCCGTATCGCCGAAGAGTCCAGCCATCGCTCACAGAGCAACGACCGTACTCCTCCCAGACACCGGTTGGAAACCAGGCCTGGAGGCGTACGTCTCGGTAGTACTTCGTTGGAAGGGGCAACCCGGCTTCTACGAGCGCCTGATAATTTGGCGTAAGATCCCACGATCTCGTCCGCGTATCATAACTACTTAGGCACGTGTACCCCACAGCAGAGCTGCCTGTCTGAGTCCACCGAGAGGGGGACCCGGAACAGAAGCCTGATATAGTGGTGACAGAGCCCTGAGTGTTCTGATGACGATGGTCGAAGGACGTGCGATCAGCCATAATTACCTCCAAGTGCAAGATGCACAAGTAGCTAGCCCGCCCCCGG